TAGTAGAAGACGAAAAAGGAGAAATCGCTGTGAAAAACAACATCCAAAAACCAGAAAACAAAGAAAACATGGCAGTACGTGCATTCAAACGCGCCCTAGTAGGCAAGCCATTAACAGAAGAAATGAAAGCGGCTTTAGTTTCCAATGTTGATGCAGACGGCGGATACTTAGTACCAAGCGAAATCGCAACAGACATCAACGAACTGCGCCGTGATTACCCATCCCTAAAATCATTAGTGGAAGTCATCCCAGTTGGCACTTCAAAAGGCAGCATCGTGGTCGAAGATTTATCCACAATCCAAAACTTGGTGAACTTCGACGAGGTAACAGACCTTGCTGAACAACAACCAAAATTCAAACAAGTTCAGTTCGCATTAGCTAACAAAGGAGCCATCACACCGATCTCCAATATCCTTTTACAGGACGAAACAGCTGGTCTTCCTTCATACGTGGTGCGTAACTTCGCGAAAAAGGCTGTTCGTACAGAGAACGCGGACATCATCTCTGCTCTAAAATCAGGCAAAACAGCAAAGAGCTACACCAACATTGCATCATTGAAAAAATCATTCAACAAGGATCTTGACCCAGCTCTATTAGCAGGCGCTGCATTCATTTTGAACCAAGATGCATTCAACCACTTGGATCAGGAAGTTGATTCAAACGGTCGCCCAATCCTTCAACAAAACATCGCGGATGCAAGCCAAAAAACATTATTCGGATTACCAGTGTTCGTTATTTCCAACACAGAGCTTCCAACAACTGGCACAACTACTAAACTAGCGCCTGTTTTCTTCGGTAATTTCGTAGAAGGCTTAAAATTCTTCGATCGCGAAGTCTACGAAGTAAGTGTATCAACAGAAGCCGGATTCGCTCAGAACAAAACGCTTCTAAAAGTGATCGAGCGCTATGATGTTCGTCAAGCAGATGTGGATGCTTACATCTTCGGAAACTTGGATGTAACTGCAACAGTTTAATAGAATTGGAGTGAGGTAAATGCTGACGCTTCAAGACGTTAAGGATTTCCTCAAGATCGAAGCACCGGATGAGGACAGCTATCTGTCCTCGTTGCTTCTTTCAAGCGAGAAATTCATACAAAACGCAACAAGATACGACGCGGATCCGAAAACGGACCTGTTCATGCTCGCGCAGAGATTCCTGATCGCCCATTGGTACGAAAACCCGAATGCACAAGGGAAAGTAGAAAAGATCCCCTACCATCTCGACAGTTTGTTCTTGCAGATCACCTACGCAGAAGCAGCATCCGTACCGGCGCCGATCGTCATTGATACGGGTGAATTCTAAGGAGGTGGAACATGAGCTACGCATTCGCACAGCTTAGAGGAAATAAAGCAAATTTAAACAACCTCGTGCCGGGAGAAACGATCTTCGAAGGACAAATCGTGCTGACAAAAGACGAGAAAAGCATCTACGGACTTTTGAACAACGAACTGGTCAAACTCGGGGAAGTGTTCATCGGAACAAGCGAACCAGAAGGCGCAGAACGGGGAAAAATATTCATCGATGAAGCGAATGAAACCATCAAGCGATACGAAGCAGCGAGTGATACGTACATCGATCTGTTAAAACCGCTCAGAGACAAAGATCAGGACCACGAACTGCGAATCACGACACTTGAGAATGCACCGGCGCAAACCGGAACGACAGTCGAGACAAGCGCGACAAACGGAAACATCACCGTGAATGGAATCGAATTAGTTGTCTATCGTCACCCGGCAACACACACGATCCAGGAAATAGACGGGTTAGATACAGCGCTCGCGGCGAAAGCAGACAAAAGTGTGACCGATGACCACGAAACACGGATCACAGATCTGGAGAACGCACCAGCCGTCACACCGGGAGACAAAGTAACAGATTCACAAACAAACGGGAACATTCAAGTGAATGGATCAGAGGTTCAAGTGTTCGACGACACAGCAATCCAAAATGCGTTATCAGGAAAACAGCCGGCGGGAGATTATGCTACCCATACCGAACTCACAGACGGACTCGCGACAAAAGAGGACACAATCGGCGCCAAAGGCTCTGCCTTTAATCGCGACTTCTCAGGGAATGGTGTCAGCAACACAGTCAGCCGCAGCGATCACAACCATGATAGCAGCTATGGATCCAAGCAAAACGAGCACACACACAGCAATAAGGCAGATATCGACAGGCTCGGTGTCAGCACCAATAATAAGCTCACGATCGACGGAGTGGAACAAACAACGTCAGGATCAGGAGGCGGAACAGTCAACGCATCGCCATACTTTGTCGGCGCTGGTTCTTGCTACGCTTATAACGCGAGTGCTTCGAAATTGAATGTTGGTTCAAACGCGAAATTCACCGTCGAAATGTGGATCAAGCCGGTTCCGGGACAATCACAGAAATATCTGATGAACAAAAACTACTCAGCCTCTCAATTAGCGATTATTTATAACTATTCAGGATCTCCAGGTGTTGAAATAGTCGCACAAGTCGATTTACGGACAGGAAGTTTCATGGCAATCACGGAAGGCGTTTGGAGTCATATCGCGTATGTTTATGACGGAAATATCCTAAGAGGATATGTGAACGGAGTGAAACAGATCGAACTGACAAAAGGATTGTCAATGAGTTTGACTTTGACAAATATCGTATACGGGGCAGCGAACACGAGCGGATCGAACGTTTTTCAAGGCGCGATGAATGAAATCAGATTCTGGACGGAAGCAAGAGCGGAAGTTGATATTTTAGCAAACTGGAATAAGGTGTTAGTTAACCCAACAAGTTATCCGAACTTAAAAGAATATTATCCAAATACAACATTCAAATTCGGGGCTTCATTGATTGATTCATCAACGGGAACGCTTGAAAATTTATCGTTAACAGGGACAGCCTGGACGATGGACTATCCGCCGATCACGTAAGGGGTGAAGAAGTGAATATCGGGAAGTTGAAACATAGAATCACATTCATAAGCAAGCAGACAGTCAAGTCCCCTAACGGATTCAAAGAAAACACATGGATCGAAGAAAAGAAAACATGGTCAAACATTAAGAAATCGAAGAGATCGAAGAGAATCGAAAACGATCGTGAAATCGAAGAAGTGACCATTGAATTCGAGATCCGGTACCAAACGGTAGATGAAAACCACCGAATCCGCTACGGAGGAAAAGACTACGAAATCACAGACATCCTAGATGAAAACTTCGAAAAAAGATACCTGACGATCACGGCAAAAGAGGTGAAGTGATGGCACAGAACCGATATCGAAGCGTCGAGGTCTCAGGAGAAGAAGACATCACAAGACGACTCCAGAGAATGAACTTGACACAAGCGCAAGTCAAAAAAGTGTTATACCCGGCAGGACGCTATCTCCAACTTAAAATAAAGAATGCGGCAAAAGGAATCGATGACCACAAGCGGACAACCGAAGACTTAAAATACAGGCGCGGATACGAAAACATCTGGCTGGAATGGGACGAGCGAAACAAGACGACCTACATCACAACAGGCGACGCGTATTGGCTTTATTTTAAGGAACGGAGCGGATCGAAGGGTGTAACCCAGAAAAAGAAATACAGGCTGAATAAACAGGCATCCAGAAAGAATAGAGGTTTTAGAAAAGAACCTTTCATGGAGCCGGTATACAGAGCGAACAAAGCAGCGATCGAAAGACTCATCGCGATCCAGCTGAAAAAGGAGCTCGGCTTATGATTCATGCAGAGATCAGAGTAGCACTCGAAGCACTCGGCTACCCCGTAGAATTTGGATGGTATGAGGGAGAAGATCCAACTTACATCACCTACATCCAATACGACGAGGCACCAAGGCTGAACGCAAACAATCAAGAGATCGCTACCACTTTCTATTACCAAATTAATGTGTTTTCAACGAGCGACTACTCAGAGCTCGTGAAAAATATAAAGATTGCAATGCGCGATCTTGACGGAGACCGGATCGATGAAAACGAATCGGTTTATCCGGACAACTGGTACCACCGAAGCATTCGCTTCAAATTTACTAAATACACAGGAGGCTACTAATCATGGCAGGTTACACTATCGGAATTGAGGATTTATACTTCGCACCAGTAACGACAGACACAAAGGCAACAATCGCGTACGGAACACCCGTCGAAATCGCAAAAGCGGTATCAGCAACGGTATCTCCGAAAACAGCAACCGCATCCTTCTACGCAAATAACAAGGAAGTTGCAACCGTAA